GGCCAGCGCACCCGTGTTGCCCGTGGCGATCGACTTGGTAAGCGCTGTCTCAATGACCGTGTAGGACTTGCCGGTGGCCGCGGCTTCGTCCTGCGCGATCTTGCCTAGCTTGGTGGCGTTGGCCAGGTTGATGTGACCCCGGATCAGGTCACCGACTGTTTTCTGCGCGTCCTCGGTGGTGATGCCAAACCGGTTCAGCGACCCGATCGCGTCCTCGACGCTCTTGGTGGAGACGTGGTTCGCCTTGGCCATCGCGTCCAGCGACGCCTGGTACGCCTGAACCTTCGCCGCGGCCTTGTACGCCTCCACGCCGAACGCGACAGCCGCTGTAGTGGCCAGCCCGATGCCCGTGGCCACCGACCGGGCGACTGCACCAGCGACCGGCTTGAGCCGGGAGATGCCCCGCTCAAGATGCCCGCTGATTGTCGCGCCAGCAGCCGTGCCCGATGTCTCGGCTGCCCGCTTGACCTCTGATTCGAGTGGCTTGGTGTTGGCGTAGACCGGCACCATCAAGCTGCCGTAGTCAGCCATGCTTCACCACCACTCCTTCCATGCCGCCCATCAGCTCCTTCGCCCAGCCGAACGCCGAGCTGGGCTCCGGCGGCGAGCTAGGCGGGCGTTCCAGCTCGTGCCGCAGCTTCGGCCGTGGCATCGGCTGTGGCCGCGGGTTGTGCCCGCCGCCGAGCTGTGTCACCACCCACGTCAGCTCCGCCACATGGTCGATGAGCAGCGCCAGCAGCCCCGACTCGATCGACCAGTCCTCGCCAGGCAGCCGCGCCCACGGTGGCATCCGCTGCGACAGCACCCACACGCGCCGCAGCGACACGTGCGGGTCCATCACATCGAGCCCGTACGCCGCGAGCATGGCAGCCTCTACGTCGGGGTCGAATCTTGCGGCGCAGGCACTGGCAAGTTTGGGAGGTTCTCAACTCCGCTGGCTTCACCGATCTTGGTGAACAGGATGTTCAGCTCACCCACGGTCATGCCATCGGTGAGCAGTCGCTTGTACGGCTCCTCACCGAGCAGCCCGGTCAGTGCGCCTTCCAGGTCACCAGCGGCGATCTGCGCCTGCAGTGACAGCGGCCACTCCGTCGCAGGCGGGATCGTGTAGTTCACATCCTTGTATGAGAACAGGAACGGGACGGGTGGGCTCTCAGCCGCAGCAGCCGCTGATGCTGCGGAAAGATCGAACCGCCCGTTGGCGGCGGCGGTCACGTCGCCGTGCCGACCAGGACCGTGCAGAGCGTCCCGTTGTCGTCCAGCGCGGACAGCGTGACATCCAGCGGCACCGCCGCGCCGCGGGTAAGCGCCATGTTCCCGGCAGCGGACAGGTTCGCGCGGGTGAAGATGATCCGCAGAACCTGGTTGCCGTCCTTGGCGTCGATGCCGATGGCGTAGATGAACCCGCCACCGCCGCTGGCCACCGGCATCGAGAACGACCCGTCAGTGGCTGAGGGCGTCGGCCGGGTCGCGTCGAAGTACAGCGCCATCGTGAGGTCGTTGAGCTGCCACATGACGAACTGCGCCGTGATGGATCTGGCGGTGATCGGGGATCGCAGCGGCGCGGTGGACTGCCACGGCACAATGTCCTGCTTGGTCGTCGCCTGCGCGAGCACCGGCCCGGCGTCGGACATGTAGCCGAGCACCTGCCACCCGACGCCCCACGCCGTCTTGGTGTCAATCGGTGGTGCCGTGCCGTACGGCGCGATCATCACACCTGGGCCGTTCGGGGTGCCGATCTGCACCTGAGCTGCGTTCAGCGCGTAGGTCACCGCAAGCGGCGACACCTCCGGTGTGTCTGTTCCTGCTGCTGGCATTGATACCTCCACATGAGCCGGTCAGCACGGGCCGTGACCATCGGGGTCACGGGACTGGCCGGAGCGGATGAGCGCGGACTTCGTACCGCGTCACGTACCTTGGGCCTCCATCGGGGTCAGGCAGCCAGAACGGCCCTTCAACCGGCTGCATGTAGGTGAGCGTGCCGTTCGGCCACGGCTCATCCGGCAGCCCAACCATCAACTGCCGGATCTCCTCAGCCAGATCACGGGCGGCCTGCTTCGTCTTGGCGCGGCAGTCCACCTGGATGCTGTAAGCCACGTTCCACAACGGCCACTCGTTGACCACCGCGTAGCACCATGATGTGACCCCCGCCCTGCCGATGTTCGCCCACACCCACGCCTCAACGTCCGGCTGCACAACCACTGGCGCTGTCATAGGTGCACCCTCGCCCGCCAGTGTGCCAGCACCGGGCCGACCATCGGCTCAGCCGCCATGTTCACTGTGCCGTACTCCACGAACCGGGCGTACGGCACGCCGTTGACCAGCAGCCACGAGCCTTCCCGGTCGCCGTGCTCAACCCGCCACCCGGCCTGCAGCCGCCCAGTCTCTACCGGGGTCCGCGCAGCCACCTCGTCGCGGATCGAGTCGGTGATGTCCTTGATGCCGCGGTCAGCTTCCCGGGTCGGCGCGCCCGGGTCAGTGACCGTGAACTTCGCCACCTCAGCCATCTAGCTCAAACACCCCGTCGTGGACCGCGGTGGCGGTGATGCAGTCCAGATCCCCGGTGCCAGTCGGGTCCGTCACGAGCCGCACCTGCGACAGTGACCACTTCTCTGTCCCGATCTGGGCGATCATCCCTTCGGTGACTGGTGCGTCCGGCGGCAGATACAAGATCGCCAGGTCGTTGAAGTTCGGGTCGAATGGCCCAGCCCCGCCACCTTCGCGGGCTAGCGAGTCGGATCGGCCAGGCATCCGCTGCAGGCTCCCGTTCCCCGACCACGCCTGAGAAGTCGCTGCCAGCTCCCAGCCGTGCCCATCGGTGGTGGACACCGGAGCCTCGTACAGCGTCACCTGGTCCTGGCCCAGCAGCAGCATTCACCACCCCCATGCCAGATGCCCCAGCGCGATCGTCATGATGACCAGGGCAGCCAGCACCAGGATCGCCCACACTTCGCTTCTGCTCATGCCACTGCCCAGGTCGGGTCATAGGTGCCGCGCCACGGGTTACCAGGCACGGAAGTCAGCGCCGGTTCCGCTACCTCAAGCGGCAGCGTGTCCAGCGGCGACATGAGTGACCGGTGCCAGGCGGCCCGGCTCATCGCCAAGCCGAAGTCGCCGCCTGGCATCGGCGGAGAGTACGACACCGACTGTGCTCCGGTGGACACGGTTGCCACGCTCGGGGCCGGTGGAAGCGACGCGGCGTACGCCTCCCATTGGAGCGCGGCACACAGATGCGGGTCGATCTCCCAGGTGGCGTCCGCTATGGCCTGTGCGGTCGCCACCGGCAGCCCGCCCGCGGTGGGCGGGTCGAGCGGCGGAGCCCACAGCGCCCACGTCTCCACAGCCCCAGCCGCTGTGATGGCGGCTGAGACTGCGATAGGCGCGGTAGCTGTCATGCCCCGTACTTCCACCCTCCCGAGAGCACGCCGACACCGTGCGGGGTGGTGACCGACACATCCTGCGTGCTGTTCGCCGTCCCCGCCGGGCTCGTCGCGTTGACCTGGTAGTCGCTGACCACCGACACAGCAGTGCAGGCGACCGTGCCGATCTTCACACCAGTCGCCCCGGTCAGGCCACGGCCACTGATCTGGAAAGCGGTCGCGCCCGTCGAAGGGCCAGTCGCCGGGGTAGCCGACAGGATTTCAGGCATGAAGCCGGAACGGTCGGACACCCAGCTAATGACGCGGCCGAACACCGGGGCGTGGCCGGTGTCGGTCTGATGGCTGGCCAGGCCCGCCGGGTCGTTGATGAACGTGCCCCGCGTGCAGCCAGCCTGAGAGCACGTCCACAGCATCAAGGTTGGGTTCGGCATGGCTACCGCTTCGCAGCCTTGCTCTCGGGCTCATCCGAAGCCGCGGTCGGCGTGACACCAGACGCGCCGTGCAGGTCGGACTTGGCGAACGCCTTGGCACCGGCCGGGAACAGCGCGGTGACCGGGCTGATGACGGTGAAGCCGAACCTGGCCCACACCTTCATCGGCGTCACGTTGTCTTGGAAGCCGCTGACCTGCACCACACCCGAAGCGTCAGCGATCACCGCGGACGGGTCGATCAGGTAGCGGATATCCGACCGGACACCGAGGATCGCGTAGGTCCAGTCGCCCACCAGGTAGTCAGCCGGGTTCGCGCCGGACTTGCCCTGGAACGGGATGTACGACACCGGCAGCCCGTAGATCGTCGGGACCGCGTAGTTGTCGATGCTCGTGGTGCCCAGGATCAGCTCGTTCGTGGTGGCGCGCAGACCCCGCAGCAGCGACCGGTTCGGCAGATCCGACGCACCACCGCTCGGTGTCAGGCCCTGGCCTTCGACCGCGCCCATCGTCTTGTTGATCGTGTCCACCGCGTCGGTTCCCGAGTTGACCGCTGTGGCAGCGGCCATCAGGCCACCAGCGGGGAAGCTGGCAGGCGCGTTCACGCCGAACAGCACCGCACCGTCGAGCGCGATGGCGATGGCCTGCGCGAGCAGCGGCCGGGTGTAGTTCCACAGGTTGATCGAGGAGTCCTCGACCATCTTGTCGGGGATCGCCACCACTGCCGCGACTTCCTCGGCGGTGATGGTCTGCGTCTGCAGCCCGACGTTCGTGTACGGCTTGCGGCCAGTGGCCGCGGTCACCCACGAAGCCGTGGGCAGAGTCTTGGGAATGGGCATCTGGGTTACGCCCGTGCCCATCGGTAGCCTGCTGCACAGCCGCATCGCCGCGGAAGTCTGCGTGACCTCCTGAATGATGGCCGTGGACAGCACTGGCGGGATCACTCCCGAGAAGTCGCCAAGCGCCATGACGGAAAGCCTCCTGAGTTGGTGGTCTGGTCACCACCGCTTTCCGCACCACCTGGCCACCGCCGCATCCCGCTGCACGGTGACCCGGCCTCCGCAACCCCGCGTCGTGAAGCGCCCGGATTCGGCTACCGGCTGCCCGCCGCGTCCCGCTGCACGGGCATCACGGGCAACCCTACCCCGTGAGGAACCGCTTGCCCGTCTTGGACAGCGCGCTGCGCAGGAAGTCGTCCTCCGGTGCTGCGCCCTGCGGCCCGGACGGTATCCGGCCTGCTGCGGGCATCTGCGCGATCAGCTTGTCCACCAGCTTCGCCATCGCGTCCTTGTCAACCTCGCCGTCGTCATTCACGAATCGTGAAAGGTCGAGCAGTTCCAGCGTCGCTGACGGGTCAGCCAGCTTGCCCGCAGCGAGCACCCGGAACTCGGCCTCAGCGAGCCGCAGGCCGCCTTCCTTGACCGCTGCTGCACGCCCTTCTGCACGTGCATCAGCCAGTGCTTTCTCCTGGTCGGTCATGCCCTGCTGCTTGAGCGCTGCCAGCGCCTGCATTGTTTCCTTGTGCCGCTCCCGTTCCAGGCGGAGCGCGGTCCTCAGCTCATCTGCCGAATCCGCGGGCGGAGCTGGCGGCTCCGGCGGTGGAGCTGGCGGTGCCGGTGCTGCTGGCGCTGCACCATTCTGCTGCTGGCCGACCTCAGACGGGTACGGCGGAATGGCGGGCTCAGCCGCTGGTGGTGGCGATGCTGGTGTGGTCATGTCATCCGTTTCCTGTGTCGGCGGTGGCCGTATCGGTTACGCCCGTGTCAGTAGCGCCTGCGTCTGTGGTGGGTGGCAGCGCCACCGGCTTAGGCGATGCAGCCTGGATCTTCTTCCAGGCGTCAATTTCCGCTGGTGTCGCACCGAGCCGCTGCCACAGAATCTCCTGCGGCACACCGATGCTGGCGAACTTCGTCAGCGCATCCGCGAGCTGCGCGATAGAGCGTGTCTCAGGATCGGCCCACAGCACCTGCCCGGCCATGTTCACCGCACCCGGGTCACCGACCAGCCCGAGTGCCAGCCGCACTACCGTCTCCCAGCCCTCACCGATGTGCAGCATCCTGCGCCGCACCTTGCAGATCAGCCCAGCCTCAGCCGCCTTGATCGCGTCCGCTGACAGGTTCACCATCTTGCCGTGAAGGTAATACGGCGGCGTCTGCGTGATCGCTGCCATCGCCTCAATATCCTGCTCGACCGCCGACAGGTAACCGGCCAGTGGATCACCAGGAAAGGCACCGAACCGGCCTTCCGGGTTCTCATTGGTCAGCAGCCGGTTCGCACCGATATCCCACGGCTTCACCGCCACCTCAGTTGTCGTAGGGTTCCCTGCGTCATCTGTGGAGGTGACGATCTGCCGGGCCAGCTTCACACCCGTCGCCCATATCTGCCGGAATGCGCCGAAGTCGCTGGCCACGAGCCGGTTGAAGATCGTCGTGTGAATCCGGTCGTTGATCGGGATAGCTGAGTCCAGCTCAGAGCGTGGCCGCCCCATTGTCCGCGGATTCGGCGTGATCTCAAGAAGCCCAACCGTGCCCGCCGGGTTCGTGGCCAGCACCGGGTCACCCACGTTCGGCAGCCACGTGGCGATCGTGTCCGGCAGCATCAGGATCTCGGTGACCTTGCCCGACACCGGATCTGAGAACCGCTTGAACCCAGCCAGCCTGATCCGCCGGTTGCCCGGCTGGTACAGCACCGTCGCCTCAAACGGCGACTCAGGCGTGATCGACACACCAGACGGGTTCGTGTCATCCGGCTGCACCAGCACAAAGCCGCTGCCGGTGACCAGAGCGTCGGTCTGCACCAGCTCCGCATCGGCGTCCATGCTGTTCGCCTGCCAGATCGCCCACGCAGCATCGGAGCTGCTGCCCCACTCGAACGCGACCACCTGCATCCGCTCAGCGACCGCGTTGACGACCAGCTCGCACCAGTTCGCCTGCGACTCGTCAAGGAACCGGCGGAACACCAGCCGTTCCTCGGTGTTCAGCAGCGCCAGGATCGCTGGCTCGCCGTCGTAGTAGCTCTGGTACAGCAGCGCCTGCGGGATCTGCTGGTCGAGCTGGCGGCTGCACGCCTGCCTCATGTCGTCCAGGTACGTCATCGCTGATCACCCACCGTCTGCCGCATCCACTGGCTTCGTGCCAGTCAGCGAAACTCAGCGTCACCATCCGGCCGCCACATAGTCGGTTGCCTTCTCAGACCGCCGCAGCGCCCGGTCCAGGCCCATCACCGCGGCAACCATGCCGTCAACCTTCTCGGTGCTGCGTTGCCGATCAAGCTTGACGTTACCGCTCGGGTCGATCCTGGTAACAGCGTTGCCTGCCTGCCAGCGCATGATCCCTGACCTGCCGTGCTTGAACGTGCCTGCCGCAATCAGCCGCAGCAGCTCAGCAGTGCTCGCTGTCATCGCCCGCGCCGACTGTGCCATCTGCACCATCATCCAGCCGTCGTCGCTGAGCTGGCTAGCGAGCTGCACCGCGTTCCACGGGTCATACGCCAGCTCGCGGATCTCATACTTGCCGCGGTCGGCCTCAAGCGCCGCTTTGATCACGTCGTAGTCGGTGACCAGCGAATCGGTCACTGTCAGCTCGCCACGAGCCACCCACACGTTCGCCAGCCCACCAGTGCGGCCAGCCAGATCCTGCAGCCGGTGCGCTGGGCAGAAGTGCCGCCAGATCGCCTCAACCGAACCGTCAGGCTGCGGGAACACCAGGCAATACGCAGCCAAGTCCTGCGTTGCTGCCAGGTCCATCCCGCCAAACGCCTCACGCCCAAGGTTGCGCTCCGCTGTCACATCCGGCGTTGTGTCCACCGGCTCACACGCATCCCACGCTGGCAGCGCGATAGCACGGCCCAGCGCTGACACCGGCTGGTTGAGCCGGTACTGCCGGAACGACCGCTCAGCCACCGGATTCTGCCGCGCCACATGACACTCACTAGCGATGGCGCGGTACTCCAAGAAGTCTCCAAGTGCCGGGTTCGCCAGCTTCCACGACCGCGGCTGCGTCCAGTCCGCTGTTTCCGGCGCTGCGTAGATCACCGCCAGCCGCTCAGGATCAAGCTCTGGCGACTCGATCACACGCTCAGACCACGCCCGCTCGTTAGCCGCGAAACCCGCCGGGTCGTTCTCCGCTGTCGTCGCCAGCATGATCAGCGGCTGCGCACGTGTGCCCATGCCAGTTCTGATCGCGTCATACAAGTCGCGGTCAGGCTGAACCAGCAGCTCATCTATGTACGCGCCGCTCGGGTTCTCACCAAGGTTGCCTTCCCAGTCACCAGACATCACCTGGTAGAACGATCCCGTGGTCTCGTCCACGATCCGGTTCCCGCCGTCGTACACGACTAGCCGCTCACGCAGCGTCGGGTTGTTCTTCACCATCCGCGACGCGACCCGGAACACCAGCCCAGCCTGCTCGTAGTCACGAGCCAGCCCGTAAATCTCCGCGCCCTGCTCACCGTCTGCGATCAGCAGGTACAGCACCAGCCCAGCAAGCATCTCCGTCTTGCCGTTCTTGCGGGCCATGCACATGTACAGCATCCGGTAGCGCCGCACATACCGCCCGTAGAAGTCATCCCAGATCACCCGCCCGAACAGCGGCGCGATCACCGTGTCGCGCTGCCACGGCGCTGGCACGAACGGGCGCTTCGCGTACGCACCCTTGGTGTGCGTCAGCAGCTCAGAGAAGAACGCCACCGCGTGCCGCGCCCGGTTCAGGCACATGTGCTCGCCACGTTTGCGGCACGTCACCGCGCGCCCGCGCACCCCCGCGTACGACGGCACGAACTGGTAACCGCACAGCGGCGCTTGTGCCACAGGTCAACCAGACAGCAGGCGTTCTGCTGCGTCGCCTATTGCTTTGCCCACGCGCATACCCGCACGCGACGACGGCGTGAACCCGAACTCACGGGCCAGCGTGCGCAGCCCAGCCTCAGCATCACGCACCTGCTGCCACACCGGGTTACGCACCATCACCATGTCCTCACCCTCACCACCCCGCCTGAACACAGGCGGTGTCCGCGCTGCCAGTTGAGCCAGCTTCCGCCACCGCGAGTAGCACTCGCAGTACGCAGCCAGCAGATCCACGTCCGCCGCCGTCACCAGTTGCATCGACAGCAGATGCGGCACCAGCGCATCCCACTTGTCCCCCGCGTCCGCCGATAGCCAGTCAGGCTTGGACACCGGGAGTTCCATCGCAGGAGACGGCGACAGCGGAACCTTGTCCGCCCTGGCCCCGTGGAGAACCCTCAATCTGGTCGGCTGCTTCACCGGCCCTCTTTCACCCATCGGCCCTCCCGGGATGGTGACCCTCCGCCCTGACCCCCCCGGAGGGTGGCCAGGAACCCCCCCCAGCGCTGTTAGCCATGAGCGCTTCACTCGCACGCACGTGCGCGGCCCGGTTTTCTGGGTTTCGCCGGGCGCTGTAGGCAGGATAACCAGGCGCTCCCGGGGCGGAACGGGGTACAGCGCTCGATTCCAGGCTGTACCCCTATACGTGTAGTGGGTGGGTGGCCCGGTCGCTGTAGAAGGCCGTACAGGGCGTCGGGCTAGGCTTGCCGTGATCTAGGGAGGAATCATGTCGTACGTTCCAGTGCAGCTCTGGGTGCCGGACACGACGGAGGGGCCGGTCGTTGAGACGGTGGACCTCAAGCCGTGCGACACCTGCCACGCTCTGATCCCGATTCAGATGATGGACGCGCACATCTCGCAGGCGCATCCGACGCTGGAAGTCAACCCGCAGTAGACGCAGAGCAGCCCGGCCGCACCCCAACAGCGCCCCGAGGGTACTTGCGACCGGGCTGCCTGCCCCCCGGTTAGCCGGTCAGGACGCCAGCCCTGACCACGCCTGGCACCTGGTTGGCGTGGTTGCACGGCAGGTGGTGGCGGCGGAACACGGTGGACACACCGGTCGCCTGCACAGCCACGTCGAAGAACGACGGCTGCAGGTTGTCTGCCTGCAGTTGCTCAGACACGTCCCGGTTCGGGTCGATCGTGATGTTCTGCAGCTCGGGGCACTGCCCGCGGACAGTGGGGAAGCTGAACAGGCCGCGGAGCGTGTAGCTGCCGAAGCCGATCGCGTTGCGGAACAGGCCGGTGCCGCGGAAGATGATCCACGGCAGGTCGTTCTCATCGACGGTGATCGAGCAGGTCCGCAGGTCGATCTGCCCGCCGACCAGGCCCTCGTGATGCAGGTTGAAGCTGTTGCCCTGCCCATCGCTCACGATGTCGAGGAACGGGTTGACGCTCTGCGTCGTGCCGCCGGTCACCTGCAGCGGGCCGGTCGCGTCCACGAACCCGTTGGCCTGGCCGGTGCCGATGTTCAGGTCGATGTCCTGCTGCCGGAAGCGGAAGTGGTGATGGCCGCACCGGTCGTCGCCGGGCTGGCAGGTCACGGTCTCGGTGGGTGTTGCTGATGGGCTCACCGTCTGCTGCGACGGTGTGCCGGTGGACGACGGTGACGGGGTATCTCCCGCGAAGGCGGCGGCAGACAGCCCCACCAGAAAGAGCGGAAACGCGCAAAGCATGATGATCAGACGACGCATGGGTGTCCCTCCCGATTGACTACCTGATCGACGCGCCACGCCCGGAGCTGGATGACAGCCGTTACCGAGCTGTTAGAACCCTGAAAGCCCGCCGACTCGCCCAGTCTCTTTCAGGTGGCAGGACTTGCACAACGCTTCGAGCACGTCCGAGCCCCGGCCGTGGACGTGGTGCGCGTCGGTGGCGGGCTGCCCGCAGCGCTGGCAGCGGAACCGCGCCGCCCGCAGGCACGCCAGCCGCTGCTCGGCCCAGCCGGGCGGCATCGGCTGCCCGCCGTCGATCCCGAACGGCTTGATCGGGTGGTTGGGACAAGGCTGATAGTTGGGACACCACGCCTCACGGCACGGCAGCACCATCGGCACCGGCACGCTCCGCATCCACCTGCGCCTGCGCGGCGGCTCCCGCCGGGTCGGCCAGGCACCATTCCATGATCTTCTCCGCGGGGGCGTTGCCGAGCGCCTTGCGCACCACGAACCCCTCGTGGCCGGTGAACACCAGGTTCAGCCGGAACACAGCACGGTCGCGGCGGATCGCAACCCGCTCCTCCTCCGACTTGGCCTGCTGCAGCCGGGTCTCCGCGAGCCTCGCCGCGTCAGCTCCCGTCCGGGTCGCGCCGACGATCTCGGTCTCGGTGTTCGCTTCGCGCAGCCCCGCCTGCGGTGCGCTGTCACCGCCAGGTATCCACGCCTCGGAGAACTCGGCGCGGGCCAGCGCCTCCGGGGCCGGGATGTCATCGAGGAGCCGCTGCAGCTCCACGTCCGTCAGGTCGAGGCTGTCCGCGGCCCAGTCGAGCGCGCCCAGCTTCTCAAGGTCGCGCAGCACCTCGGTGGCCAGCTCGATGTCCTCGGACCCGCGTGCCCGGTTATGCCGCAGCGTGGCGATCCTCGCCTGCGGCGCAGCCATCGGCACCACCACCACCGGTATCCGCTCCAACCCGACGTGGTGCGCCGCACGCCAGCGGTGCTCGCCGTCCACGATCGTCATGTCGTTGGCGACGATGATCGGCTGGGTGAAGCCGTCCTCCGCGATCGACTTGCACAGCAGGTCGAACTCGTGCTCGTTCTGCCGGTTCGGGTTGTAGTCGTTCGGGTGGACATCATCCAGCCCCATGTAGGTGATCTGCAGCTCCTGCAGCGCCTCGTTCTTCTTCTCGACCGCCGCTTGGCCCTTCTGCCTAGCCATGTCACCTCACCAGTTGTAGACACCACGCCACGACGGGCTCCCGGCCTTGGCCAGCCCCGCTTCCCACTTCTCCACCGGCAGCGTCCAGTTCGCGCCGCGCAGCAGCCCCGGCTGCCCGGACCAGTAGCCCTGCCGCTTGCCCACCAGATCCGGCCGGAACACCGAAGGATCGACGTAGGGCAGCTTCGCCGCCTTCACGCTGAACGGGTCGCCCAGGTACATCGTCCGCGTCAGGTGCATCCACGACCCGAGCGTCCCGCACTCGCCGCAGCGCTCCCGCTGCGGGAACGGCGCTGTCGAATGCCGCGTGTGCGCGCCGACTTCCATCTCCATCATCAGCTCCGCGCGCCGCGAGATCCACGGCGGAGCCTCCGCGATGCACGACCGCTTGTAGCACTGCTCCCACGACTCGTCGTACAGCCGGGTCGCCTCGATCGCCCGCTTGCCGTACAGCGCGACCGTCCGCACCGAAGGCAGCCGCTGCACCACCCGGTTCCACCAGCCCGGCCACGCCACCGAGCACACGTCGCGGATGTGGTCCGCCCCCGCCGGGTTCATCGTCGGTGGAGCGACCCGCAGCTCCCGCCGCTTGAGGCCCATCCGGTGCATCACGTCATACGCCGAGTTGTAGTCCCAGTCGTTGACGTAGATCGCTTTCCACACATCGGCTTCGGTCCAGTCGTACAGCGGCCGGGAGCCGCACACCCCGGTCGTGTCCATGCCGGTGAAGTACCCGCCCGCGCTGTGCGTGCCGAGCATCCTGCCCGATGACTCGTCCGCACGCAGGCCGAGGACGCCGTGAACCTCTTTGCCCGGCGCGGGCGGGTACTGGTCCGCGGTCACCAGATCCTGAATGTCGATGCTGTCGATCGTCTTGGCGAAACTGGGCGGCTTGCGCACCCACTGCTCCGGGTCCAGCCGCTCATCGAACACCCAGAAGTACGGGTTCCACCGGTCGAAGCTGTTGATCACCGGGTTGTGCGCCAGAATCCAGTGCATCTCCACTTCATCGGTGCGCTGCGCCACCCGTTCCAGATACTCGGTGGTTCCGGGGTGGATGATCTCCTCGTCCCGGTGGATCAGCTCAACTGGAAGCCTTCCAGTCATCCGCGCCGCGATGATCGCCAGCTCGGTGCAGACCGTACTGTCCTTGCCACCCGAGGTGGACACGAGCACCCGGTGCCCCGCCTCGTAGCTGTTCACCAGCCGCTGAATCGCCGCGTCGAACACCGACTCGCCCAGGTAGCGCCTGCCGCCCACTTACCGGCTCCAAATCCAGATGCCGGAATAGTGCCAGCCGGGCGGCACCAGGTAGAGCGCCTTCCACCACAGCCACCGCGACTGCGCCAGCGAATCCGGCAGCGCGCCGCAGCCGACCAGCCGCGGCCCAACCAGGCCGGTGCCGACTGTCGCCTGGTAGGGGTCGAGCTGGTGCACCACAGGCGGGACATGATGCGGCCAGCCGATGTAATGCCGCCGGTAGCGGTAGCGCGGCAGGTAGCCGTGCAGCGCGATCGTGCCGCCCTTGCGGACCAGCGACGCGCACTGCATCAGCAGCGACTGCAGCGAACCCGGCCCGTCGTACAGATACTGCAGCGCCCACGTCGCTGTCACCACGTCGAACCGCCCGGCCGAGCCGATCGGGAGCTGCAGATCCCAGTGCGGCGCACCGACCTCCGCCTTGACCGCCCCCACCCCGACCGGATGCTTGCGCACCAGCTCGTCCAGCATCAGCACCGACGAATCGACCCCGACGTAGTAGCCCGGCTCGCAGTGATCCAGCAGCCACCCCGTGCCGCAGCCAAGATCCAGCACCCGCTTGTCGCTGACGATGGGCCGGAGGATCTTCGCTAGCCGCTCATCCTCCCAGTGATCCACTGGCCGGTCGAAATGGCTGTCGTAGCTGCCTGCCAGCGCGTCATAGCTCTCGTCCATCGCGGCCAGCCTAA